TGCCTAGTCCAATATACGGACCGCCGCTGGGATCAACGAACCCTAGATCAGTGAGATCCATTTGTTCTTGACCTTTACGGCCGCCGTAACGCCAGTATTTAAGATCGCCCACAATGGTGTAGGTTTTTTCATCTACCTTTTCAAACGTGTATTCATCTCCATAACGATTTTTCATATCATTCTCCAACATTTTTACGGGCTACGGCCATTAATGTAGCATCGCCCTTGGTCATAACTTCTAACAATAATCTCTTTTCTGCTAAGTAAGTCTTGGCGAACGATACATCGTGTGCTATGATACTACGAGTGTTAGAGATTAAGTCTGCTAACTTTACTGTTTGCGCTTCGGCAGGAGCAGCCGCAGAGTGCGCTCTGTCTAATGCCTTGCGGTGTGCTCTGTTACCGTGCTCCGGACGACTAACATCAGTTAACCATCCAACTAACTCTGCAACCTCTACACCAAACTCAGCACGGATTGTTTCGATGGTTACGCCAGTATCTTCCACTACATCATGTAACCATGCCGCGGCCAACATAACATCAGTGTGCGGAACACTCTTAACGATGCTGACAACTTCAGCAGGATGGACGATGTAGGGTTCGAAGGTGTACTTACGAACTTGTCCTACAGCCGCGTGTGCCGCTGTTGCAAAAACTCGAGCCCTATCTACTATTGTCATATCTTACTCCTTAATGATGTCCTTTGATTTTTCCAGTCATTGCATCTCTAATAGCATCTTCCATTGTTACTGCAATTCGTCCTAAAGCATCCATGCCCATATCTCTGCATCGATAATCTTCCATTCCACTTACACCGCCATGTAGGTGTCCATGCAAGTGTACAGATCCCCTGTGCATTTGATCCCATTCTGCAATAGGATAGTGAAACATACATACCAAAGTGCCTTCGTAATTCAAACGCAAGTATTGATGCACTTCTGCAAAGCACCTGCGAAATGACGGATCATTCAACAATTTTCTATCGTGATTACCTTCAATCAAAATCTTTGTACCATTACAACGGTGCATGTACTCAGTGGCCTTTTGTGCAGGCAAAAATGCAACATCACCTAGAATATATACAGTGTCTTCTGGTTCAATTAGTTCGTTCCATTCCTTGACCATCATTTCGTTCATATAGTCTAGGTCGTTTTTAAAACGTGCTCGAGCATCCGGACAGAACTTCATTATGTTCGCATGTCCAAAGTGCAAGTCGCTAGTTACCCATGTTGTCATTCTTCAATTGCTTTCCTAAAAATAATTTCCTGCCTTGCAAACGCATCTTGTTCCCAAGGCTGGTCCAAATACTTAGTTCGCTTGCTGTACTTTTTTCCACACCAATAGTTGTAACCATTTTTGGTTTTCAAAAATCCTTTTGCCATTTGTCGCACATGAACCATTTCGTGTGCTAGTGTTAGGCCCAGTTCTTTGAGTTTCAATGTTGGACTAATCACAACAACGTAACTGTCCAAAATATCTACAGGAACGGTCATTCCCATTCCTTCGCATTCATTGGCAATTCGAACAACTACCGCCTTACGACTTGAAGTTAATCCCAATTGGCTAACAATGCTAGGTAGTATTGCTTCGACAAATTTACGCTTTTTGGCATTGCGACTTTCAACTAGGAATTCCATAGGGTACTTTCTATCTCTATGTATGTATTATAACACCAAAAAGAAGCCCTGTCAATCAGGATCAACAGGGCTAAAATGTTGTATTAATACAACAGTTAACTAGCGTACCAAATTTCCTTAAAGCCTTCATCCTCTGTGGGCATTTCAAAATTCCAAACCATGTCAAACAACACGTCTTCAGGTATAACTTTTCCCGGACGAGTCTTTAGTCTACGCTGATGTTCTTCTTCATCAGGGGTTTGGAACACCACAGCAATATGCTCATAGCCAGGCAACATATTGAACTTACGTCGACGACTGGTCCAAGTTGTTGAAGTTTGATCCCAGATTATATCTTTGCCTTGTTCTCGAGCAACGATAACATCTTGGCACATTAAATTTACTGCCTCTGGCATAAATTCTTTAAAAACTTCACTGTAAGTCTTGCCTTGATGTTTGGCATGCATTTCTACATACTTGTCTGTGGAAACGTACACACACTCGTTGGCCCAATCTTGAGCATCAACCCAGGTACTCTTACCAGAGGCCGGAACTCCAATTAGTTGATAGCATTTTGGCATTACCAATTCTCCACACCTGAAATTTCAGTCTTGAACTCACCATCTAGTCCATTAATTTTGGCATAGACTATTAGACTCGTAACGCTACCAACAGCGCCAATATTGTCTTGTATCAACTCAAAACTAGTGGCCTCTGGGAACTTGTCCATGGTTTCTAGAATCTTAACAACTTCTTCTCTACATAGATACATTAAATGTCTCCTTGACGTATATACTCATCACCTGCCAAAGGCACTGGCTTTTCATCCGCATCATAAGTCCAGCCTAACGCCTTCATCATGCGATGCTTGACCAGCAAGTTGGGACTACGAAAGCGACCAGTATCCTGGAAGCCCAACATAACACCGACTTCGCATACTGCACCACTACGGCAGATACCTGCATAGCAATGCACAACCACGTTCATACGATTCTCCAAAGCACGTTGTAACAATCGAACAAGTTCGTTGGCCTGCTCTTGACTACACCGCATGGCTTCGTCTAGGGCAAAGTCCTTTTCCTCGATGTCCAAAAATTCAAAGTTATGAATTTCTTTGAACTTGTGTGCAGGAGTCGGTCTCCAACTTGCTGGATCAACAATGCTGATCAGCATCGAATTCTCGCCGGCTTCGTGATGAAATCTTTTTGGGATATCATCAGCCGCTACATTTTCAATCCATGGCATTATCGTCTCCGTGTTGCACCTATGCGCGATGCTTTGTTCCAATCGTAGACAGTACCATCCGGACATTTTCCGTTCTTAATACTGTCTACTCCAAATTTTCCTACGACTTCAAAGTCACCATTTGATATAGTCACAACTATACCCAAGGTTTTACTAAAAGTCATTGCAGTGTCAAGTGTTGGAAAATCTAACGATTTTTCTATACCACTTTGACCTTTCCATTTTACATTAAATCTCATCTAAATCTTTTTTCCTATTTTGTTTATTATAGCATTGTCGCACCGAATTGTCAATTCAATGTTGTAAAAATACAACATGGCCTCGCCAACAGGAATCGAACCTGTATCTAGACGTTAGGAGTGTCCTATTCTATCCATTGAACTACAGCGAGATTAATGATTTGGTGTGACCGGGAGGATTCGAACCTCCAAAGACGGCGCTATAGCCTAGTCCCTTCCCCAATGCTAAGGTACCTTAGCCGGGAGCGTTGCCAATTTGCTCACGGTCACATAATTTGTATTATATAACCGTTAGATGTGTTTGTCAAGTATTTCTTGCGGAACCAAAGGATGGTACTCATAATTGACTGTACTGTCGTTTTCCCTAAAAATCTCAGCACCGTTCTTTAAATGAAAACGGCGTGCCATTTCTGTTTTTGGACTAAGGGTGACGAATCGTTCTATACTAGGAAACTGTTCTTGAATTTCAGAAACTGTTCGCCTTAACAACTCTGCGCCTGCTCCTGGTGCATAACTCCAAATAGTATAGAAAATTGCCGCAGTGGGTGCGGATACTGCTGACATTAACTCATCTACAGACGTTGGTATAACATCTTGTAAACTTACACATACCATTGCCTTTGGTGTGTTGTTTTCGTCATCAACAATACTGCTAACAAATCTATTGCCGCTTACACGGAATTCAACAGGAATATCCGGTCGAACTGGGTCGTCCTTGATAAATTCTAGTAATGGGCTGGTTAAGTCTGTGATAAATGTTAGCATATTACTATTTATGAAAATGCCCACAAAAGTGGGCATTTAATGAATTACCTTTTAAATCGGATTAACGATTCATCACGTACATTGTGATTTCAAAACCAAAGCGCATATCTGTTGCTGATGGTGTAGTCCACATAGTAGTTCTCCTTTGTTAACAAAATTAAGTACCGTTGTTGCATTAGTACTTATAAGCATATTAACAGGAAAACCACCTAAAGTACATAGTGAAAATCATTAAAGTACTATCGTAAAATTAACTATTCAAAACCTTAGCAACACTATTCATTACACTGGCAATACGACCAATGTCACGAAGTTGTTCCACAGTGTAGCCTTCTGTCTTTAACGTGTCGTAATGTGCCTTCACACAGAAGTGACATTTACCAACAATACTGGCAGCAAGACTGAACGCTTCAAAATTTGCCTTGGTAGTTCCGCCATGACTGGCAATAGCATTCATGCGTAACTGTGCTGGCAATCCTTTTAGTGCTGGATCTTCTGCCATCTCAACATATGGATACCACACATTGTTCTGCGCCATAATACTTGCGGCAGTCATTGCTGACTCTGCGTGTACTGGAGCATCTGCCAACATAACACCCAATAACTTACCGTTACCGGTTGCAGCCAGTGCGGCCACAGCACAACCCATGGCCACATCTGCATCTAATGTACTACGAAGCAATACAGCATCGAGATTTAACTTGGCGTCTTTGGCATAGTCTGGCAAAGCACCTTTTACTGATTCAATAAAACTCATCGTGTTTGATCTCCTAAAATCTTATAACCTCGACCTGTGGGATGAACTCCGTCGGCACTCATATGATTCTTTGGTCTGGGCAAAATTGTATCGCCGTATTCCTTGGCAATGCGAACGATTGCATCGTGTGGCACAGGTTTACGATCTTGTCCAGGGTCAATCCAAAATACTCGATCGCCTTTAATGGCTTCTCGCATTTTACGAAGTTCCGCTTCAGTCTTTACACCTTTGTGGTCATTGGCACCTAGGCTGATAATAACTGT